GGACTATCATCAAAGCACAGCGCGGGTGCTTCAGGTGGTATGCCTTCAGACCCAGATGCGTTGTTTGATTATCTTGAACGTAACGACCCAGATTTAAAATCAGCGTACAAACGTTAATTAATTTTTTGAATAGGACATTTAACTATGGCTAATACCGAGTATGGGGATATTACCCCAAGAACCGCGACCTTCGCGGAGCGGGAACTCTTAAAACGAGCAATTCCGCATTTAGTAATCGAGAAGTTTGGGCAATCAAAGCCTGTACCTCTTAAATCATCAAAGCAAGTTAAGTTCAGACGTTATTCAGCGTTGGCTTTAGCGACTACTGCATTGACTGAGGGTGTCACACCAACAGCCAAGCAACTAGCGGCAGTTGATGTAACTGGCAACCTTTCTCAATATGGCGATTTGGTAACTATTACCGACATCGTGCAAGACACACATGAAGACCCCGTTCTACAGGAGGCGACTGAAATCCTCGGTGAGCAAGCTGGACAAACTATTGAGACAATTCGTTTCAATGTTTTAAAAGCGGGTACTGGTGTGCGTTATGCAAATGGCGCGGCTCGTAATGCTGTAAACACTGCATTAACATTGTCTCTTCAGCGTAAATCTATCCGTGACTTAAAACGTCAGAACGCTAGAGCAATCACTAAGATTGTACGGTCTACGCCAAGTTATGGCACTGAAGCCGTAGCACCTTCTTTCATTGGTCTGGTTCACCCAGACATGGAAGGGGATATTCGCAATATTGCTGGTTTCACCCCTACTGAAAAGTATGGGTCGATGACTCCATACGAGTCTGAGATTGGTAAGATTGAGGATGTACGTTATGTAAGTTCTACTGTATTTGCGGCATGGGCAAATGCGGGCGGTGCTAAAGGCACTATGATTTCAACAGCGGGTACATCTGCTGATGTATACCCAGTGTTGTTTATCGCCCGTGATGCTTTCGGTATTGTTCCGTTGAAAGGTAGAGCATCAATCACACCATCTGTTGTGAACCCACACCCAAGCGAGAGTGATCCTCTTGCCCAACGTGGTCACATTGGTTGGAAGTCTATGACTACTTGCGTAATCTTAAATGATGCGTGGATGGTTCGGGCTGAGTGTGGCGTTACTGACTAATAGTTATTAGTCAAAACTGCGAGAAAGCCGCCTTAACGGGCGGTTTTTTTGTTCTTATTAGAAAATTATATAGAGGTATCTATGTCTGCAAAAAAGAATATTGCCCCTTCAAAGAAGGCGCAAGCTAATAGTGATTTAGACGAGTTAAACAAAATTTCTACTGGTCGATCAAAAGTCAGTTTTCACAATACATCCGATGAAACTGGTGATATTTTCGTTCAGTTAAATGGTGTAGCGTACCAAATAAAGCGCGAAGAGGAAGTTTCACTTCCTAACGAAGTTTTAGGGGTCATTGATGATGCAATCATTACCCGATTTGAGCGTGGTGAAAAGGGTGAGGAAGTTACCCGCGACATTAAACGCTTTCCATATACAAAGGTAGCTTAAATGAATTATCTCACCCTATGTGACACACTCATCAAGGAGGCTGGGCTTGCGGAAGAGGGAATACTCTCTGTAACTGGTCAAAAAGGCATTAAGAAAAAGGTAGTGACATGGGTATCAAACGCATGGGTTGAGATACAAAATAAGAGGGATTGGAACTTCCTTTGGAGTGAGTCCAGTTTCGCTACTGTTGTCGATAAACAATCGTATCACCCTGTCGATGATTTAGCATTAGACCCTGTGCTGAGAAGGTGGAGTCCGTACTCTTTAATACACTCTACCCCGACAGGGGATAATAAGTTTTATTTGAAGTATGTCCTCTGGGAGAATTTCGACAACACTTTGTCTAGTGCTGGGACACCCACGCAATTCACAATTCGACCTGACAACAGTATTAAATTTAATAGTGTTCCTGACGTAATTGGGAAGGTTAGTTTTGAATACACCAGAGCGCCACAAGTATTGTCCACGATAGTTTCACCCGCGACTACAGCGAATGACAACTCCCCAAATCTTGTAGGCGGGGTTACTTTTTTACCTATAGCCCACACTGAGGTAATCTTATACCAAGCAATGCTGTATCTTGCCGCAGAGCAAGATGCCCCAGAATTATATCAAGATGCAAGTAGGCAGTTGGCTACGCGGATGGCAGATTTAGCCGCTGAGTCGATGCCAAATCCTTCAGTTGCTAATGTTCCTCTAGCATGACCGTTCGTACAGAGACTTGGGCGTTAAAGGGAGGTTTAGATTTAGAATCTCCCGCGATGGCTATCCCTGTTGGCAGGGCTATTGTTGCTCAGAATTATGAGGCGGCAATGTCTGGTGGTTACAGGCGTATGGATGGGTATACCTTATACGATGGTTCTGCCTCTCCCGCTGTTGTGGCTGGGTCAGGAGATATTTTAGGTGTTTGGGAATACAACGATGTAGTCTATGCGTTTAGGAATAATGCGGCTGGTACAGCGTGTATCATGCACAAATCAACCTCTTCTGGGTGGGACGTAGTTAATCTTGGAGTCATTACGCTCGTAGCAGGGGGTAGTTTTGAATTTGTTAACCACAATTTCACAGGGTCTTCTGCGACAGAGAAGATGTATGGAGTTGATGGAAAGAATAAGGCTTTTCAATTTGATGGGACTACGTTCACACAGTTAACTACTGGTATGACCACAGATACACCCACTCACGTTGGGGTACATAAAAACCACTTGTTCCTGTCTTTTGACGGGGGTTCAATTCAACATTCTGGTGTTGGCGATCCGACTTCTTGGACACTGAACACTGGTGCTGGGGAGTTGGGGATTGGTACAGAAATTACTAACATTGACTCCATGCGAGGAAATGCCTTAGTTATCGCGGGTGCTGACAGGATCAGCGTTCTGTATGGGACATCTTCTGCTGATTGGGATTTAAAGTCTTTCTCCACGGAGTTAGGTGTTGTAACCAATACGACTGAAGTTATTGACGCTGGTCTAGTTTGGTTCAATGGTCGTAATGTCACCTACATGAGTACAACTCAAGCGTTTGGTGATTTCAATACTGCCTCACTCTCTACGCTAGTCACCAAACTCTTGAGTGACCGCCTGACTAAAGTTGTCGGGTCATCTGTCAACTATGAAAAGAATCAATATAGATTATTTTTCAATGATAAGACGGTTGCCGTAGCTACTATCGTCAATAACAAATTACTGGGTTGGACTTCGTGGTTGATTGACCATGTGCCAACTGCTGTATCTTCCAAATACATGGGTTGCACTGATGGTTCAGTCATGGCTCTGGATACAGGGACATCGTTCAACGGTGGGGATATTGATTCCTTCTTGCGATTAGTATTTAACTCATTCAAAACACCCCACAGACAAAAGCGGTTTAGAAAACTACTTCTTGAAATGGAAGTTGGCAGTCAAGCGACTATGCAGATGGTAGCTGATTATGGGTATGGTGTTGAGACCTCTTCGATCTCAGACCCCTTGACTGTAGCTGGGTCTGGGGGTTATTGGGATACCGTCGATTGGGCAGACTTCAACTGGTCTGCCACGATTGTCTCGCAGATGGAGGCTGTGCTTAACGGCTCTGGGAGAAATATGTCTACGTTGATTTATCATTCAAGTTCAAGCGATCCGTCTTTCACAGTACAAGGCGTTTCAGTTAATTATTCCATAAGGGGTCTAATTCGATGAGTAATTTTTACACTAAACCGACAGACCTCGTATCAGGGACTACGGCTAGGGCAAGTGATATTAATGACAGGGTTGACTCTGTTGAGTCTGGGTTTGATAGTGCTGAGTTAGTGACCACACGGTCAATAAAACTCCCTGTTGGAACGACAGCAGATCAGCTTATAACTGAGTCAGCGGCTAATCGTGCGGCAAAAACTGTAGGGTTTGATTCTTCTGGTGATCTGGTTCTTTACTCACCATATAACTGGCAAGGCGATTGGACTACGACCACGGCTTATGCTCTCCATGACACGGTTCGTGACGCAACAACCAAGAACTTATATTTCTGTATGGTGGTTCACACCTCTGGTACTTTTGCCACAGACTTAGCGGCAAGCAAGTGGTCATTGGCAATTAATGTAGCAGATGTTGAGACTGCAAAAACTGCGGCAGAAACCGCAGAGACAAATGCTGAGACTGCTCAAACAGCGGCAGAACTTGCTGAGACAAATGCAGAAACAGCAGAGACAAATGCCGAAACAGCCCAAACAGCGGCAGAGACAGCGAAAGGTCTTGCAGAAGATTGGGCAGTCAAAACCTCTGGGACAGTAGACGGTACAAATTACTCCGCGAAATACTGGGCAACCAGTGCAGACGTTGTTGCGGTTGCTGGGAAAGCAACGCAGATCGGATTGCTAGGTACTTCCGATGCAATTTCCGATATGAACACATTGGGTACAGCCGATGTTGTATCTGACTTGAATACATTAGGCACAGCCGATGTTGTTTCCGACCTAAACACGTTAGGAACGGCTGGTAATGTGACCAATATGAATACTCTCGCTGGGATCAGCGCGAATATTACAACTGCCGCAGGGATTTCTACAGATATAACAACCGTAGCGGCAAAATCTACTCAGATAGGATTGCTGGGAACGACTGACGCAATCGCAGACATGAACACGTTAGGCACAGCCGATGTCGTAGCTGACCTAAATACATTAGGAACAGCCGCGACTGTCACAGCCTTGAACATCTTGGGAACTGCTGACGTAGTTACTGACCTAAACACTTTAGGAACAGCAGATGTTGTCACGGATATGAATGTCCTTGGAACGTCTGCCAATGTGACAGCAATGAACACCTTGGGAACTGCTACCAATGTCACCAACATGGGTAATCTTAATGGTATCTCAGGCAACATCACAACGGTTGCGGGTATCTCATCTGATGTCACAACCGTAGCGGCAAAATCTACAGAGATTGGTAGGCTAGGCACAGTCGATGCGATAGCAGACATGAATACCTTGGGTACAGCCGACATCGTTTCCGATATGAACACATTAGCGACAGCAGACGTAGTTG